CCTAGCTGGTAAGAATAAGATTATCAACGGTGACTTTGGTATTTGGCAAAGAGGCACAACCTTCACAAACCCTGCCGCTGGAATATATACCGCAGACCGATGGGTGCTTTCAACAGATGCAAACCCGACATCCCACACAATTAGCCAACAAGCCTTTACTGCTGGTTCAGCCCCAGTTGCAGGTTATGAAAGCGCCTATTTCCTGCGCTCGGCAATCACTACCGTTGGCTCAAATACTGTTCTTGAAATACAACAAAGAATTGAAGATGTTCGCACTTTTGCTAATCAGAATGTAACTCTTTCTTTCTGGGCTAAGGCTGATTCGGCTCGCTCAAGCATTGTTTATCTCTATCAAAACTTTGGTTCTGGTGGTTCATCTGGAGTTTATGTAGCAACTCCAACAATCAACTACACAACCAGTTGGCAGAGATTTACTTTTAACTTTAGCGTACCTTCTATTAGCGGAAAAACAATAGGAAGCAACAATTCTCTATATGTCGTAATTCGCCAAGCATCTGCATCAGGTTCCACCCTTGACATTTGGGGCGTTCAACTAGAAGCAGGCTCCGTAGCCACCCCATTCACCACCGCTACTGGCACACTCTCAGGAGAGTTAGCGGCTTGTAAACGCTATTTTCAAAAAACATATGGTGCTAATGAAGCGATTGGAACACCTAGCACTGGCTCGGTTATATGGACCCAAATTGAAGGCAGTGAAACAAGCCGCGTTTTAATCATCCATCAGTTCCCTGTTGAAATGCGAACATCTCCAACTGTTACTGGTTATGGTGCTGTAAGTGGTTCAAGCGGAGTTTGGTATAGCCGAAGTGCAAACGCTGATAGAACAATTACTTCAATAGGTACATATCCAAATGGTATTGCTTATAATACAATTAGTGGAACAAATAGCGCAGGCCAACAGGTCTTGGTTTGCTATACAGCAAGTGCGGAGTTATAAATGAAAACTTATGAAAAAATAGAAAACGAATACGGCATTTGTATTAAAATGACAACAGAGGACGGCGTTATATCCTTCATTCCTACCGACCCCGCCAACTCTGACTACCAAGCCTACCTAGCCACACTCGTAACCGAGTCAGCACCTACCGCCTAAGCACACTCCACAGAGAGTTAGTGGTACAGTTGTCCTATGGAACTTACACCTATGGACGAGATATACCGACAACTCAAAAACCGCTATGACTCATCGGGCTTTAGCCCTTATGTGATTAGAACCGACTGGCAGATCATACGCCGTATAGGCGTACACCCTGCTATAGCCAAGCGAGAAGACTTAGAGAAGGTTGTGTTGGCTGCCACCAAGCAGTCTACCAAAGCTAACTATGTCTCTCGCTTACGGTCTATCTATAAGCATTTGAACAAGCTAGGGCTTGTCAATGGCAATAACCCAGCAATGGATTTGCCCGACGTAAAGGCTGGTAGAGGCGTACCTAAGCCTGTTACCAAGGCTGAGTATGCAAAGTTACTAGCAGAGGCTAATCAACCCTTTAAAGACTGGTTTATCCTAGGTGGCATGGCTGGCTTGCGTTGCATGGAAGCAGCCAAAATACGCGGTGCTGACCTAATTGAAACAGATGAAGGCCCAATGCTCAGCGTTATAGGCAAGGGTAATACTGATCTTGTTATACCCATCAGCCCTGTAGTGGCTGAGATGATTAAGTCTCACAACACGCTAGATAGATTATGGCGTATTGACCCAAACAAGTTTTCTGCCAAAGCAGCCAATGAGATGCGACGCATCCTTGGACCAGAAGCAAAGCATTTCCACAGCCTAAGACATTACTTTGCCACCAATATGCTTGAAAGAAGCGGTGGCGATTTGATTGCTGTTAAAGAACTTATGCGCCACTCAAGTGTCGCAACTACCCAAGTATATACACAACTGGCTCACGGACGTACAAGAACGTTGGTGAACCTTTTAGAATAAGGAGATAGAGTGGCAACAATAGATGGCTTTAGCCATATTGCGGAACGTCCTACAACCCTTATAGGCGCACCACTACTATCTGGAAGTACATATGTAAATACTTCTAATACCTATGATTGTGCTATTGCTGGACTGCCATTCTTCTTTGGTGTTAATGACAAGTACCCATACAAGCGCGAGACTGCGCAGTATCGTAAGCAGCAGATTGACCAGCAAAAAGAGCCAGGTGAGCAGACGCTCACAGGTTGGTGGCTACGTTCACAGTCTAGTTTTCATTATGGAGCTGGTATTCGCTACCAAGAGCCAGTTGAAGGTGAGACTGTCAACCTTCGCTTTAATAAGTCTGCTGGTATTGACCCATTCAATATTGGTCGCATAGATCTTCTTCCAGATGTAGATCAACTCTATACAAGTAGCGGCACAAACATTATGTTTGAAGGCGGCAACGACGGATCAAATGATTTTGCTATTGTGGCTGATGGTTCAGATGTTAAAAAGATTATACAAGGTTCAGCACCAACCACTGTTACATGGGGTGGCTCTGGAACTATCCTAGACATTACCCATGATGGAACTTACTACTATGTAGCCAATGCTACTGGTATTTATAAAGGCCCATTAGACCTATCTACAAGTGGCTCATCTGTTTTTACCCACCCAACTGCGTCTACAGGAACAGTTACAAAAGTTAAAATGAATTGGGTTAAGCAGCGCCTTATTGCCGCTGTGAATAATTACCTTTTTGAAATTACTCCTATTGTCAGCTTTACCGTTACTCAAACAATCCTTGGTCAATACTCACATGGATCTTTGAACTACACAGGCAACGTGGCTGTGATTAATACTCAAGGTAACCACAACTTTAGCATTGGTTCATTGGTAACCATATCATCTGTTGGCTCTCCTTACAACGGCACATGGCAAGTTATTGACGTGCCAGCACCATATCAAGTGGCTCTTAATATTCAAAATGCTAATGTGGCTCCAAACACTTCTGCCAGCGGATCTATTGTTTTAGCATCTAATAACACAACACCTATTTATAATCACCCAAATCCAAACTGGATTTGGACTGGTATTTGTGAAGGTCCAAATGCTATTTATGTTTCAGGTTATGTTGGAGATGTATCTAGTGTGTATCGCCTTTCCCTCGATACAACGGGTGCAGTTCCACTTCTTAACAAAGCACTAACTGCTGCTGATATGCCACGTGGTGAGATTATTCTTAGCCTTGGTTCATATGTAGGCAAGTACATGGTTTTTGGAACTAACCGTGGTGTACGAGTAGGTCAAATTGACACATCAGGCTTTGTGTCTTCTGGCTATATTACTTATGGCCCAATGACTGTTATTACTTCTGGCTATGACCCATCTATCAATGCCTATCGTACTCCAGCAGGGCAAGATGGTTGGGTTAACTATGTTGCTTTTAATGATCGTTATGCTTATTGCACTGTTACAAACTACATTGATAATGGTGATGGCACATACTCATCTGGTTTAGTTAAATTAGATTTAGGTAAAGAAGTTGCTACTAACCAAGTAGCTTGGGCTACACACCTTCGTGCACCATCTGGCATTACCTCAGCCGCACAAGACGTTGCAGTCTATGGCAAGTCAAACCGTCTTATGTTTGCTATCCAAGGACATGGCATTTACATTGGAACAGATCCAACCAATTCCAATTCAAGCGGCAAGTTATGTGCATCTGGCTACCTTCAAACAGGTCAGATCCGTTACCTTACCCTTGAAGATAAACATTTTAAATTAATTAAACCACGTGTAACTACTCCAGTTACTGGAAATATTAAAATATCTACGGTAGATCCAGCGCTTAATGTAAATGACATTTATATTATAACTAGCACATCTGATCTAACTCAAGATATTGCAACTGGTATATCTTTGCCAATTGAATCTACTGGGTTTAGATTTACTTTATATCCAACAACCAATCAGTTGACAGCAACTACATTAAATGGTTATCAACTTAAATCATTGCCAGCCGTTGCTCGTGAACGTGAAATTGGCATACCTATTCTTGTATTTGATTTTGATATGGATCGTTACAATATGACCACTGGCTATGAAGGCTATGCTTTTGAACGCCTTACGGCTCTTGAATCTATTGAATCAAATGGTGACGTTGTCACTCTTCAAGACTTTACCACTGGCGAGACGGTTCAAGGTGTAATTGAATCTCTTTCCTTTGTTCGTATGTCCCCACCAGATAAGCGCTTCTCAGGTTTTGGCGGCGTTTGCATGGTTCAATTCCGTACCGTCAACGCATAAAGGATAACCAATGTCTGTAGATACAGCTACCATCGTTTACTCATACTTTTTTGTAGTCGCAGCATTGCTTGCTGGTATTAGCCTTATCGCTAAGCACACCATTGCCAAGCATACTGATGAATTAAAAGATAAATTATCTAAAATTGAGTATGCACTATACAACGATGGTAAGACTGGTCTTATTAACAAAGTTGAAGAGCTACTTGAAAATCAACAGATTATAAAAATTGATGTAGAGGTAATGAAGGCTAAGGCTGAAAGATAATGCACCGTTGGGCATGGAAGAAAATAAGTGCCATTACAAGAGTGTGGTTTGAATCATTCCTTGCAGTTGAAATAGGTATTCATCTTAAAGATTTTGCTAATTGGAAGTTGTTTATATCGGCAACCGTAGCGGCAGTAATCCCTGTAGCCCTTCGTTGGCTTAACCCAAGGGACAGTTTTCCAGAGGAGAAATGATGAGTT